GACAGGGCGAAGGTTGCTGGCGCTGGACGCTTTGCTCCATCCAAAGTGCCGTTGAGCTTGGTGCAATAAATGGAATGGAAAACGAGCTGTCCGGACTGGGAGCGTAGAATCGTCGCCGGTGAATCCCTGATCACCTTTCCCCCACTGTTCCCCACTGAGGCCGCAAGGGGCCTGTCTGTCTTCAAAGAATTGCATCTTAAAGATGTCCCCGGCTGCCCTACCTATGGTCAGGTTGGCAGAAAATGGCAATTCGATCTTGTTTCCCATATTTTCGGTTCATGCGATCCAGAAAGCGGTCGTCGTCTTATCAGGGAATTTTTCCTCATGGTGGGGAAAAAAAATGATAAATCGGGCATGTCAGCGGCGATTATGATGACCGCACTGATCCTGAATTGGCGTAAGTCGGCAGAATTCTTCATCGTCGCCCCAACTGTTTCAATCGCGGGGAACTCATTTTTACCAGCTTGCGGAATGATTAGCTCAGATAATGACTTAAAGAGTCTGATGCACCCACAGGATCATATTAAGCAAATCACCAATATTAACGGTGAATCGACACTAAAAATCGTTGCGGCAGAAAGCGACACCGTTGGAGGGTTGAAGGGTGTTGGTATCCTTGCGGAAGAATTATGGCTTTTTGGTAAGAGACCGGGCGCAACCAATATGTTCAAGGAGGCTACGGGGGGCCTATTTGCACGACCCGAAGGATTTATAATTTGGATCACGACACAATCAGACGAGGCCCCCGCCGGGATATTTGCTGATAAACTGGAATATGCGCGGGGTGTGCGCGACGGCAAGATTAACGATCCCGCCTTCCTTCCGGTGATCCATGAGTTTCCGGAATGGATGATCAAGGAAAAGAAGCACCTGGACCCGAAAAACTTCTACATCCCGAATCCGAATCTTGGGGCATCCGTGGATGAAGAAACCATTATCAGGGAGTTCAAGAAGGCAGGGGTCGAAGGCCCTACGTCAATGCAGGGGTTCTTGGCGAAGCACCTGAATATTCAGATCGGCGTTTCCGCGAAGGCGCAGGCATGGGCCGGTGCTGATTTCTGGGAAGCGGCGGCAGGTGAGGTCACTCTTGATATCATCTTAGAGAAGTCAGAGGTTATCGAAATAGGAATAGACGGGGGAGGGCTCGACGACCTTTTGGGGCTGGCGGTAATCGGCAGGGAAGCAATCGCGGTAAAGGGCCACGAAATACGCAAAGGTGATGTAATTACAAGAAAGCCGGATACCGTAGAACACCGCTGGCTCGTCTGGACCCGCGCATGGGCGCACGGGATAGCCCTTGAAAGAAGGAAGTCTGAAGCTCCCAAGTATCACGACTTCGCAAAAGACGGCGATCTGATTATCGTCGAAGAAATCGGTCAGGACATTAAACAGGCGGGGGATATCGTCAGAAAGTGCGATGCTTCGGGGCTTCTTGACAGGATCGGGGTAGATCAAGCGGGGATAGGTGCCATTGTCGATGAACTTGAACAGGGAGACGAAAAGGGATTGGGGGCGATAGAGCATGACCGTATTGTAGGGATACCGCAGGGATGGAGATTAAACGGGGCGATCAAGACCGTGGAGCGCAAGGTGGCGGAGAAATCCCTTGTGCATGGGGGAACCGCGCTCATGGCATGGTGTGTGGGGAACGCCAGAGTAGAGCCGAGGGGCAATGCGATTTCAATCACCAAGCAGGCCAGTGGGACGGGGAAGATAGACCCATTGATGGCGCTTTTCGACGCCACGAGCCTCCTGGCCATGAATCCCGAGGCGAAGAATCCGAGGTCGGTGGACGAGGGCAGATCAGTAGAAGAAATGGTCGCAAGGATGAGCTTGTAACATGGGAGACACGAAATGAGTGATATATTAACCGGCTGGAAAGCAATCTGCGAATATCTGAAAGTAAGCGAGAAGACGGCGAAGCGATACCGTAAGTTCAGGGGGCTGCCCATCACAAAAGACCCCGCCGGGCATCCCGTCATCAAGAAGCAATCTGCTGATAATTGGAGAATTCAAGAGCGAACCGCATAACTACCCCCTTTTGTCCCCCTTTTTACCATTGCTTGTCATGTAGAACTTTCGTTCTATTCGTGTCATACTCCCATCCAAAGAGAAGCCATCTTTAGACTCGATCACAAGGTGCTCGGTAATGCGGTAGATGGGACTCAAAACAAGTCTGAATTCAGCGTTTTCAAAAATCGGGGTACTCCGTGCGACCTTCGATATCCGTGTTTTATTCTTCTTTGGGGGCCTTAGTCTTCTGGGTTATGGCCTTTTTCTTTATCTGCCCTGGGTGTCTTTTTCCGTCTGCGGTCTGATTTTAATGACTGTCGGGTGGTTGATGGGGGACCCTGAATGAGCTTCATATCCCGGCTGCCGAGACCAAAAGCCGTTAGTCCAACAATGGAACAGATGATCCGGGAAGTATTCGGCGGCGGGCCAACGTCTTCCGGGGTTGCGGTGAATTCGGACACTGCGATGCGGCTTATCACGGTTCATAACTGCATTAGGGTCCGGGCCGCAACGATGGCGCAGATTCCCTGTCACGTTTTTGAAAATTTAGGCAACGATGATTTCAGAGAAGCGACGGATTTTTACCTCTATAAGGTACTAAATGACCGTCCCAACTCCTGGATGCAGTCTCCTGTCTTCTGGGCGATGGTAGAAGCCTTTGTCTGTGCAAAAGGTAATTTTATTGCTTACAAAATAGGCATTTCGGGCAAACCGGCAGCGGAGCTAATCCCCATTACTGATAAAGTGACCGAAGTCGTTCAAAATGAAGATTATTCATTGACCTATAAGGTTCGTTTTAATAATGGCGAGATACGGCCCATCCCCCAAGATAAAATCATGCACATTCGGGGGCTGCTTACCCTCGACGGGATTACGGGCGTCAACCCGATTGAATATTCGCGTGAAACAATCGGGCTCGGGATGGCCGGAACAAAATTCCTTGCTCAATACTTTGGGAAAGGATTACATCCCGGTGCGATTCTCGAACATCCTTTGGTGCTTGATCCCATAACCCACAAAAACAAACTCGAAGCCATTAAAATCAAATACGCCGGTATCAATAACGCTCAAGACGTGATGCTGATTGATGAGGGGATGAAGGCCCAATTTCCCACCATCAAACTCGTTGATGCCCAATATCTTGAGTTGATGAAGATGAACGAGGCGCAGATTTGCGGCCTCTTCCGGGTGCCGCTGATGCTTGTCCAAAGCGGGGACAAGACGCCGACTTTCGCCTCGGCCGAACAGTTCATGATCAACTATTCCGTTATCGGAGTTGCCCCTGACTGCCGGAATTATGAAAAGACAATCCAATCTGATCTGATGACCGAAGCTGAACGGGAGAAATTCTTCGTTAAGTTTAATATTGACGCCCTCCTGAGAGGCGATTTCAAGACCCGCATGGATGGATTCCAGGTGGCTGTGAATACTGAGATCATGAACCCAAATGAAGCAAGAAAGAAAATGGAAATGCCGCCCTATAAAGGCGGCTCCGAGTATCGAACCCGAACGAGTACCGTGAAGCAAGACACAACCGATCCCGGCAAGGCCGCCGATCAAGGAGGCAGATAGCCATGAAGCTGTCATATCGAAACGAAAGGAACGCAAGGTTTGTATCAGCCTACTACAACAAGCCTCTTGATAGGCCGGACTGGTACAAGATCAACGCTGTATCTGACGATGAGGCTGATATCTTTTTATATGATTACATCGGCTGGCCCTTTAACGAGGCGGGTGAATTTGTTCGGATACTCTCCGGATTAAAACAGAGCAACATTATTATCAGGATCAATTCGCAGGGCGGGGATGTATTCGATGCGAATGCAATCCACAACGCAATCAAGGACCACCCCTCGAAACCCACCACAAGGATAGAATCCATCGCGGCTTCTGCCGCCTCTTATATCGCGGTGGCCGGAAAGAAAAAGCAAGCCTACAAAAACACAATGGGGATGGTCCACGAGCCAATGACGGGAATGTGGGGCAATCAATTTGAGCTTCGGGAAACCGCCGATATTCTTGGGCAGGTTAGTGACATCATGATCGATATGTACGCCGACAATACCAACGTCGGTAAGCGTGAACTGAAAGAAATGCTGAAGGCCGAAACCTGGATGAACGCTGAGGCTTTGAAGAAAAAGGGGTTCATCGACACCATTATT